ATCTTGACCGCCGGCCTCAAGGTCATGCCGTGGGCGGTGCCGTCCAAGGACGCGGCAACCGCGGAAATTCTCAAATTGAGCAACGAGAATATTGCGCTGGCGTTTCGCATCCCGCTTCAAATTCTTGGGCTCTCTACCGGGGCGGTCAATTCGACCGAAAACCTAATCCAAGAGTGGAAATCGGGAGGATTGGGTTTTTGCCTCGGACATATCGAGGAAGCGTTCGGTCTGTTGTTTAATCTCAAGGGGCAGCCCGACGAATACATCGAGTTTGATACCGAGGCACTGTTAAGATCGGCGTTCAAGGATCGCATAGAGGCTTATGCGAGATCGGTGCAAAGCGGAATCCACGGGCCGAATGAGGCGCGCGCGGCATTTGATTTGAAGCGCGTGCCATTCGGCGACGAGCCGCGAGTCCAGCAACAGGTCGTCCCGTTATCGGCGGCGGAAAAAATCCCGGCGGCACCAGGACCGAGCGCGCCGCCGAGCGCACCGGCGCCCGAGGCCGATGCCGCGAAACAGCAAAAGGGTTTCAGCGATGCCCAACGACTCCGCGATGCCCAACGACGACGACGACAGATCAGAACGACACTTCGAATCAATCGTCGGGCTGGCTGACATCATCGCCGAGGAAATCGCGGCGTCGGCTGGCCAGGCCGAGCGCGAGCGCGACCTGTTGCTCGGCAAGAAATTGGTCGAGCATGAATTGCGCTTGATACAACTCGAGCAATGCTTGCGCGAGCGGATCGCGACGTTGCGCGATGGCGAGAAAGGGCAACCCGGTGAAAAAGGCGAGCAAGGCGAGAAAGGCGAAGCGATCAAAGGCGAGAAAGGCGATCAAGGCGCGCCCGGCGAAAAAGGCGAAACGGGCGAGCAAGGCGAAACGGGTCAACCGGGCGCGCCTGGCACCGACGGCGCCGCCGGCCGCGACGGAGCCGACGGAGCCGACGGAAACGACGGAGCTCCCGGCGCCAACGGAAACGACGGACGCTCATTCGTAATTCGCGACACCTACGATCCGGCCGAGACATACCGCGAGCTCGACGTCGTGACACTCAATGCGACCTGGTTCATCGCGCGTGCCGACGATCCCGGTCCCTGTCCTGGCGCCGGCTGGAAAGCCGGGCCGAGCGGCCGGCGCGGCGAAAAAGGCGAGCGCGGCGAACGCGGGCCGCGCGGCGAGCAAGGCGCCTGGCGCGAGGTCACCGCTTGGGAAATCAACCGCAAGGACTATTCGCTCGTCCCGCTCATGAGCGACGGCACCAAAGGGCCGCCGATCCCGTTGCGCGCGTTGTTCGAACAATTCCAGGCGGAAACGGCCTGACATGCAATCGACGATCGAGGTCATCGTCCCGGCCGCGTCGATCGACCTCATGAGCCTCGACGAGCTCAAGATCGCGCTCAACATCACCTCGACCGTTTCTGATCCGTTGCTCGCCGGCATCATTACGCGGGTATCGGCCGAAATCGCCGCTTACTGCAATAACCGCGTATTCGGTTACGAGACGGTGGTCGAGACGTTCACCGAATTGGCGACCGACGAGAAAGGCCGGCTATTCCTCGCGCGCTATCCGGTAGCGAGCGCCGATATCACGTCGATCACCAACGCCGGCAACGCGGTCGCCTATCCCGACGGCCTCTTGCTCGATTCGCTCTGGGGCAAGCTCACCTTGCCGAGCGGCGCCTATGGCGAGCAAACCGTGATCGAATATTCCGGCGGCTATAATCTGCCCGACGAGGCGCCGCCGGCCTTGAAGCAAGCCGCGGTGATGCTCATGCGCGAGGCGTATTACGCGACCGTGCGCGGCGACGCGACCGTCCGCATGATCGGACACAAGGAAAGCCGGATTATTTATTTCGATCCGAATTTGCTGGCGCGATCGAGCGGCGGCACGAGCGGCGGCACGCCGGCGCAACGCGCGGTGCATGATTTGTTATCGCATTTCACGCGCTACGAGGTTTGACCGTTGCCGGAAAAGTCGACGTTCAACATCACGATCGAGCCCTCGCTCGACAAGATCAAGCAATTCCTCACCGACGCGCTCCTCGCCGATCTGGAAAAACTGCATCCCGACGAGGTCGTCGTTATCAAGGGCGTCCGCCAAGCCTGGAAGAAACGCTATCACGACACCGACCTCGTCCGCATCGTGTCGGCCAACGACGCCCGCGTTTGCAAGTCATGCCAGGACATGATTGCACACAATCCGTACAGCTACGGCGACGCCAAGAAACAGCTTCCGCATCATCCCGGTTGCCGGTGCCAAATCCGCTCGTTGCGCTCGACCGATCCCGGCTATCTGGCGCAACCGACGTTCAAGAAAATGGGCAAGTACCTGCAAACCGCGATCCGCAACGCGGCCAAGGCCAAAGGCAAAAAGAAAAAATCGGCGCAACAGCGCGGCACGACGATCACGAAATTACGCAAAAAGGGCCGGCGGTTTGTGGCGCCGAGCGGCTACCGCGCGATCAAGGTTTACAAGCGGCAAAAGGGCAAAGGTACATAAATGGCGGTCGACTTTTCCGCTCAGGTTTACTTGCCGGGACAAAACACGTTCGGGCGCGCGATCCTGGTCAACGGCGTCCTCAATCGCGGCATCCTCGACACCCGCGAGATCGACGTCGTCGCGATCGACGGTTCGATCATTTCCGAGCAACGCACGATCCTCGACGTGCGCGACGCCGAATTTGACGTTTTGCCGTACCAGGGCGATCACATTGCGATCCCGGCCGACGGCACCCTGCCCGACGAGGGCACCTGGGAGGTCATCGACTCGGCGCGCAACGGCGGCGGCGAGACGACGCTCACGCTCCGCAAGCTCGTCACCGCCAAGCCGACACCGGCGTTAAAGCTCGTCAAAAACAAATGACGCAAACGCCGGCGTTGATCGTGCGCGACGCGATTTACGACCGCGTCGTCGCCATGCCGTTCTTCGCCGGTTTTACTTTTGCAAAAAACAAGATGCTCCGCGTCCAGGTGCAAGACTTGCCGTATTGCGGCGTCTATCTCGTCAACGAGCTCCTGGTCCCCGAGGGCGACAGCAACGCCGGCGATATCCGCTTGCGCGACAGCGCGCGGTACGGCTTTTCCGTCATCATCCAGGACAACGAAAACGAGCAAGGCGAGGAAACGCTCGACCAGGCGTTTGCCGAGATCACCAACGGCTTGCTTTGCGATACGACGTTCACCGGATTCAACCACAAACTTTTGCAGGGGATCACGCGCGGCGAGCGGATGCACGTTTACGGCTCGGTCGCGCTCGACAACGAGACGCCGATCCTCGAGTTGCAATTCGACATGACCGCCGATCTCGGTACCGCAATCTTCAAGCCGACGATTACCGACGATTTCCTCACGCTCCATGTCGACGCGCGGCCGATCCAGAATCCCGACGCGCCGATCGTGCAAATGGAATGGAATATGCAAACCGGCGAAATCAACACGCTCACCAAGCGAGGACGCAATGGCAAAAATCCAGGTCAAGCCAAACCGCGACGATCTCCCGCCGCATCCGATTGACGGCAAATTGCCGGCCGGCGGCGGCCTATGGACCGCCGATCAATACACGTTCCGCCTGATCCGCGACGGCGACATTAGCGAGGTCGCCGAGGACCCGCCGCCCGAGGGCCGCGGCGGTGATCCGCAACCGCAACACAAAACCAAAGGCAAAGAGGGCCGCTGACAAGCGGCCCTTTTCATTGATGGGCGATTGCGTCGTCTATTGGTTGTTTGACGAAACATGCGTGTGCCCGCAACGGCACGGTTACATCGGCATTAGCAACAATCTAAAGCGGCGGCTTTGGCGTCATCGTCGGTCAGAACGATTCCCAGAGTTCAACGTAATGATTATCGGCAAGGGTGCCGTTGATGAATGTCGCAAAATCGAATGGGCGCTTAGGCCGCAAATAAACATCGGCTGGAATATTGCGACCGGCGGATTTTCGTCCGCGCATATGAGCACCGCAATTGCGAATAAGAAAAAGAGCGACGCTCTAAAAGCACGTTGGCGCAACGATCCAGACTTTCGACGCCGCGTGAGCGACTCGCAATTCGGAAAATATGATCGCGGCGGTGCGAAAAATCATCGGTTTGGAAAAGCGTTGAGCGAAGGCGTGCGACAAAATATTTCGCAAGCGCGCGCCGGTAAGGGAATCGGAAATCAGAATTGGAAAAGGCGGAAGCCATATTCCGCCGAGGCGCTTCGCAAAATGAGCGAGGCAAGCAAACGTAGATGGAGAACGGAAAATGCCAATCTCGTTTAACTCGATTCCTCAGGGCTGGAAGCTACCGCTTGTATATATTGAAGTGGACCCGAGCCAAGCGGGCACGCCGACCAACAACAAGTATGCGTTGCTTGTCGACTACAAGCTCGCCGCCGGCGTCGCGCCGACCGACGTGCCGATCGCGTGCGGCTCGCAATCAGACGCCAACAACCTCGCCGGCCAGGGCTCGCCGCTGGCGCGCATGTACGCGCGGTTTTTCCAACTCAACAAGTCGACGCCGGTGCTCTTGCTTCCGGTCGCGCAAGCCGGCTCGGGCGTTGCCGCAACCGGCACCGTCACGGTGACCGTGCCGTCGACGCAAGCCGGCGAGCTCGACCTCTATGTCGCCGGGCAAAAGGTGGCGGTCGGCGTTGCCGCCGCCGATCCCGTTGCCACGGTCGGCACCAATATCGCGGCGGCGATCACCGCGTTACCCGAATTGCCGGTCACCGCCGCGGCGGCCGGCGGCGTCGTCACGCTCACGGCCAAATGGAAGGGCCTCACCGGCAACGATATCGGGCTCGCGCTCAACGTGCTCGGGCCAAACGGCGGCGAAATGTTGCCGCCGGGCCTTGCCGTCACCTTGCCGGCGCCCGCCGTCCTCTCGGGCGGCGTCGGCGTTCCGACATGGACGACCGCGATCGCCAACCTCGGCGACGAGCCGTACGAATACGTCGGCCTCGGCTTCAACGACAGCGGCACCCTGATCGCCTGGGAAACCGAATATGGATTCTCCGACTCTGGCCGTTGGGGGTGGTTGCGCGAGGTTTACGGCCATGTGATCGGCGCCAAGCGCGACACCTATGCCAACCTGTTTTCCTACGGGCCGACCAACAATAGCGGCGTTGTGTCGCTCCTGGCGATCGAGCCGGATTCACCGTCGCCGATCTACGAATGGATCGGCGCCTATTGCGCGCGCGCCGCGGGGGCCCTGTCGATCGACCCGGCGCGGCCGTTGCAAACCCTGACGCTCGACGGCATCACGCCGGCGCCGAAACATTTGCGTTTCAACAAGACGCAATTGAACGCGATCGCCGGTGTCGGGCTGGCGATTCAAATGGTCAACGCCGGCGAGATCGCCGCGCTCGCCCGCGAGCAAACGACGTATCAAAAGAACACGCTCGGGCAACAGGACAACGCCTACGAGCTCATGACGACGCTCGCGACGCTGGCCGAGCTGTTCCGGCGGATGCGGCAATCCATCACCAACAAATACCCGCGCTCGAAACTCGCCGACAACGGCACGCGGTTCGGACCCGGCCAGGCGATCGTCACGCCGAACATCATCCGCGCCGAGCTCGTCGCCGAGTATCGGCAATGCGAATACGACGGCCTGGTCGAGAACGGCGACGCCTTCAAGGCCGCGCTCATCGTCGAGCGCGACGACGTCGATCCGAACAGAGTCAACGTGCTCTATCCGCCCGACGTCATCAATCAATTGCGAATGTTCGCGGTGCTCGCGCAATTCCGCTTGCAATTCCCGCTCGCGCTCGCGGCCTAACCGAAACCGAAAGGAGCTCGATCCATGTCAAACCGATTTGCGGGCGTCGCCTATTGGTCCGTCGACGGTCGGCAACTCGCCGTCCGCGGCAATCTGGAGGTCATGCCGTCACGCTACGAGCGCACCGGCATCGCCGGCCAGGACGCCGTCCACGGCTATTCCGAATTGCCGGTCGTTCCCTACGTCGCCGGCGACGTCTCGACGCTGGAAGGCACGAGCGTCGAGGCGATCGACGCGGTCACCGACTCGACCATCACCGTCGAGGCGGCCAACGGCACGGTGTACGTCTTGCGCCGCGCCTGGCGGGCCGAGCGATCGACCGTCAACACGCGCGACGGGCAATTCCATGTCCGCTTTGAGGGCATGTCTTGCGACGAGCTCGTCGCCTCGGCGGCATAAGGAGCAAACGCGATGGCCGTCAACGTGACCGATATCAAAGCACGCGAGGCAACCGCGCCGCCGATCCCCGAGGAAAAGGAAACGCCGTTACCCGGTTACACTTGCGAGCTCACGCGGCCGATCGAGGCGCATGGGCAAACTGTGACGGTGCTTGTGTTTCGCGAGCCGACCGCGCGCGATCTCCTGTCGATCGGCAATCCGGTGATCTTCGATCCGATCTCCGACCCGCCGAAAATCATGCACGACGAAAAGCGCATGAACGCGATGCTCTCGGCGCTCGCCGGCGTGCCGCCGTCCTCGATCGCCTCGCTCACGACGCGCGATTTCATCACGTGCGCCTGGGGCGTTACGCCTTTTTTCGTGCCAATGCCGGGCAAGATTTGATCGGCGATTGCATTGGCCTTGCGCTCAACTTTCACTGTAGCCCGCTCGCGTTCGCCGATCTTCCCATGTCGCAGGTGCACGACCTCATTCGCGAGCTAGTCGCGGTCAAGGATCGCAATGCCTAACGAGCAAGACGAGGTCGTCAAGATCGTTGTCGAGGTCGTCGACAAGTTTAGCAAGCCTCTCGACGACATGCGGAAGCAACTCACCGGCGTCGGCGACAAGGCGCCAGGCGCCGACAAGCTACAAGGACATTTCGAGAATTTCCGCAAGGCGATCCGCAACGTCGGCAGCGCGCTTAACGTCACGCTATTGCCGGCGTTGCGCTCGCTCGGTCTTGGTTTTGCCGGGATCGCCGCCACGATCTTCGCGACGGTGACGGCGCTCAGAGGCTTTGCCGGTAACCTCGACGTCCTCTCCCGCCTCTCGCGCGAGACGGGCCTCACGATCGACAACATGCGCGAGCTCGAGGCCGTCGGCCGCCGCGTCGGCGCCACGACCGCGGAAATGCGCCAGGGCTTTCGCGACTTTGCCGCGGAAATGCACAAAATCCGCGCGCACGTTCAAAGCGAGACATTGACCGGATTGCGCGAGGTCGGGCTCAACGAATACGCCAACCGCTTGCGCCAGGCCAAGACGACCGCGGAAGCCGAAGCCCTGATGTTCCAGGAGCTCGACCGAATCCGCGACCCGACCGAGCGGCGTCGTTTCCTCGCGTTGCATTTTTTCCCGCCGGAATTTGCCGCTGCCACGCGCGCGGAACGCGAGCGACTTGTTGCCGAATATCGCAAGCAAGTCGGGGCAACCGACAAGGGCGCGATCGACGCCTCCAAGCGATTCGAAAAGTCATTATGGGACCTGGGCAATTCGTGGGAAGCCCTCACGAAGCAAATGGCGCGCGACGGCACGCTTGAGGGCGTCGTCAAGTCGCTGGAGTCGAGCCTCGACTCGATCGACAAGATCAACAATGCCATTCGCGGCATAGGCAAGCCGGCGCCGGGATCGTTGGGCGACAAGCTCGTCGGGCCGCGCTCGGAGCAATGGCATTTGCCAAAACCGCCGGGCCGGCCGCTGACATGGTGGGAAATGCTGTTCGGCATGGGATTCCGTACCGTCGATCCCGAGCATCCGGCGGCGACGCCGCAAAGCGACGACAAGGCCAAGGACACGATCAAGCAAGGCACGAGCGAGGGCATCGTCGAGGGCCTCAAGAAAATGTCGCTCGATACCGGCGGCGGCACCTTTGGCGGTGCGTCGCTGATCCGCGCCTCGCTCGGCGGCGGGAGCCGCGGCGGTGCCGGCGGCGACAACGAGAGTGAGCCGGCGCCCGGCGGGCGCGCCAGCATACCGGGCAACCGGCGCGGCGTTGCCGGTGCCGTCGTCGACGAGCTCCGCAAGTCGGGCCTGTCCGACGAGGCGATCGCCGGCATCCTGGCGAATATCGGATCGGAGTCGGGTTTCGATCCGACCTTGCGGCATCCCGACCAGCCGGCCTACGGCGGCGAGGCGCATTACGCGCACGGCCTCTATCAAGAGGGCGGCGCCGAATGGAATAATTACGCGCGCTGGCTCCGCGAAAACCATCCCGGCGCAAGCTGGCAAGACCCGCGGTTACAAACGCAATTCCTCTTGCATCGGCTACAAACCGGCTATCCGAAACTGTGGGAAAAACTGAAACACTCGGGCCGCACCGGCGCGGCGATCGCGTTCTTGCGCGAGTATATGCGGCCGGCACAACGGTATCAGAACGAGCGCGCGCGCCAGTATCAGCGCGGCTTGCCCGGCGTCGAGGACTATACCGGCGCGCCGCCGGGCGGGTCCGCACCAAAAAGCGATACGCCGCCGCCGCCGGCACCGGCAGCGGTGCCGCGCGAACGGTTGCACGAGGCATCGACGACCGACCAGGGCGCGCCGAGGGCCGAGGGCGCGGCGTCGCTCCGCGTCATGCTCAACGGCTTTCCGCGCGGGACGCGCACGAGCACCGAGGCGAGCGGGATGTTTACCGAGGTCGAGACGCACCGCGGCAATATGCTGGCAACCGAGCGCGCTTAAATGGCCGAACAGGACGAAGCGATCAAGGTCGTTGTCGAGGTCGTCGACAAATTTTCAAAGCCGCTCAACGACCTCAAGAAAGAGCTCGACCGCCTGAGCGATCGCGGCGGCGACGGCGCGACAAAGGTCAAGCGGCATTTCGACGCCTTGCGCGAGGCAGCGAGCAATGTCGGCGCCGCGCTCAACGCGACGGTCGTGCCGGCCTTGCGCGCGGTTGGCGTCGGCTTTGCCGGCGTCGGCGCGACCATTGCAACGGCGATTACCGCGCTCAAGGGCTTTGCCGGCACGACCGAGATTTTGTCGCGCCTGAGCCGGGAAACCGGCATTTCGATCGACCGGATGCGCGACCTTGAGGCGGTCGGCCGGCGCCTCGGCATATCGGCCGGCGAAATGCGCGCCGGCTTTCGCGACTTTGCCGCGGAGATGCACAAGACGCGGCTCGGCATCGGTGAAAGCGCCAAGGATTTACGGCTCCGCGGCCAGGGCGAATTTGCCGAGCAATTGCGCCACACCAAGACCAACGCCGAGGCGCTTGAGCTCATCCTCAACAAGCTCGACCAATTGCACGATCCGCAACACCGGCGCGACTTCCTCAAGGCGCGGGGACTACCGCCGGGCCTGGCCGACGCCAACCGCAAGGAACGCGAAAAGCTTATCCAGGAATGGCGCGCCAGCGTCGGCGCCACGACCAAGGAGGACGAGAACGCCGCCGACGCCTTTGAGCACTCGATCTGGCGCATGGGCAACGCCTTCGAGGCGCTCACGCAAAAGCTCACGACCGAGGGTACGCTCGACACGTTCACTAAGTCGCTTAGCAGCATCGCCGACCTGGTCCCGCGCATCATCAAAGGGATCAACGACCTCTCGACGTTCTGGGGCACGTTCCAGCAATTTATGGGAGTATCGCCGACCGGCCCGCAAAAAATGTCGTACGGCGGCGGCACGTTTGGCGGCGCGCAAGTCATGCGCGCCTCGCTCGGCGGCGGCGGCGACGACAAGGCGAAAGAGACGATCGCCGAGGGTGTCGTCGAGGGCCTGAAAAAATGGGCGCTCGACGAAGGTCCCGAGGGACCGGGCGCGCATGGCGGCGTCGGCGGCGGTAGCGCCGGCGGCGATGGCGCCGCCCGCGTCATCCGCGCCTCGCTCGGCGGCGGTAGCGGCGATCCGGCAACCGCACCGCCGGGAAGCAAGGCCGCCGGATCGAGCGGCACCGGCGCCGAGCCGGATCAAACCGGCCGGCCCTCGCATACGCAAGGCTCGGTCACGGTCGGCGGCCAAACATTCGGTTGGGCCTCGGGCGGCCGCGGCCGCGGCTCGGTCCCGTTTGGCGACTACCCGATCAATTTCGGCGATATCGGCCCGATCGGCAAACGCATCGGGGCGGTTGCCTCGATCGGCGGCATGGGCGGCACGATCGACGACCCGCGCTATCCCGGCCGGCCGCGCGCCGGCATCGAGATACATCCCGGTTCGGGCGCGACGCTCGACCGGCTTTATACGCAAGGATGCTTTGCCGTGCCGCGCGCGCAATGGCCGGCGTTCAAGCGGGCTCTTTTGGACAAGGCGAAAGACGGTCCGCTCATGCTGCATATTGGCCGCGACGGGCGCGCCGCGGTCATGACGCGGAAAGAATACGAGGCGCAACACGCCAAGCCGCCGACGGCGGCGGCCAAGCCGCAAAGCGACGCGCCGCGCCCGCCAGCGGTGCCGCGCGAGAAAATGATGGACGCCGCCGCGCGATCGAGCCAGGTCGCGCGCATCGAGGGCGCGGCCTCCGTCCGCATTGATCTCCCCGGTTACGGGCGCGCACCGGCAACCTCGAGTCCGTCGGCCGGCGCGTTTTCCGAGGTCGCATTGCACCGCGGGAACACGATCCCCTACGCGAGCGAAAGCGCATAAATGGCAACACCGCTCTGGCGCATGATGCTCG